CTGATGACATACATGCCGTAAATCATGCCGGTGCCATCCAGCAACGGCCACGCCCGACCTTCCTCTGCCATCAGCCTGAGCGTGGTCATCGTCAGCTTGCCGCCGGTCAGTTCGGGATAAAGCACACCGGCAAGCGTAATGTTTTCCTCACCCACACCGAGAAACTGAAAGGCATCCCGTTTACCGATACGGGAATTTGACGGCCAGCGATAATCTGATTCACGCTGCATGGTCTGGTGTGGCAGCGTCTGGCGCATAAAAACAAACATACCTAACGCGAGCATCATTTTTAGTCACCTCCTTAACCGTCATGCATCATGCTGGCACGGGCGCGCGCACGTTTATCCCGCTCGTATTTTTCGAGCGCATCCTGTAACTGGCGGTCGAGCTGAGTCCCCGGTGCAGTACCGCCCGTCAGACTGATGTGATATTCGTTTTTACTCTGGTCCACATAAGAGCGGCCAGCCGGTGCCGTGACCGGCTGATAAGCCTGATAGCCTGCATAAGAGCTGGTCGCCGGAATATAACCACCGGTGCCATACGTGGCGGCATGAGTTCTGGCGGCGGTCTGGTCAAGTGTGTCTGACTCTTTGTTGATGACCCCGAGCTTTTCCAGTACCCAGTCAATGCCGCTGCGCAGTTTGTTGAACGCATTAAGCGGCAACATCAGCGCGTCAGCCAGTGCCTGCCCGAAAATGACGCCCGTGTCACGGCAACGGTTCAGGGTGTCCTGGGTGGCTTTGACCGGGGCAATCAGGTTTTTAAACCACTGCCACGCGGCCTGTAACTTTTCACCCAGCCAGTCGAACACCGGTTTCAGTGGCGTGAACAGTTCTCCCACCGGCGCAAATGCCGTTTTCAGCCCTTCAACCACACCGCTAAAGAATGCGCTGACAGGCTCCCAGTATTTACGGATAAGCAACACCCCGGCGACAATGGCGGCCACCACAGCCACAACCGGCCAGCTAATCGCCCCGATGGCGGTCATAACAGCACTGCCAACCGTCGTGAAGATTGCCCCCATTGCGCCTGCTGCCGCGATGATGGCATTGATGCCGGTGATAACCGGCCAGGCTACAAGACCAATGGCACCGATGATGCCAGTAAGCGCCAGTGCGCCACCGGCAATGATGCCGATGGTTGACGCCAGTGATTTGTTTTTCTGGATCCAGCCGTCGAGTTTTAACACATACTTTGTGGCCGTCTGCGTGAGCTTACGCAGTGCGCCTTCCTGCTGGTCAAACAGGTCAGTCCCCACCGCCTCATAAGCGGACTGAAACTCCTTAAAGTCACCGCCGAGGTTGTCCTGCATGATATTTACCAGCTCTGCGGTCTTTCCGTCTGAGGCTTTAAACGCAGCGGTCAGTTTGTCCAGCTTTCCGGTTGAGGCGGCAGTCATCAGCACGGCGGCGGCTGAACTGGCCTCCTCCCCGAAAATGGTTTTCATGTATTCAGCCTGCTGGGCAGTACCGAGCCGGTTTTTCTCAAAACTGGCCTGCATTTCTTTCAGAATGGTAAATACTGGTCGGGTGTTTCCCTTACTGTCTGAGGTTTTCACACCAAGCTCTTTGAGTGCATCCCATGCTTTTCCCGTCGGTGCCTGCAGGCGGCTTAACACGGCACGGCTTCCCGTCCCCGCCATTGAACCGGTAATTTTTGCATCATGCAGTACCCCGACCATTGCGGCAGTTTCTTCAATGCTGACACCGGCATTTTTTGCCACAGGTGCGGCATAGGTCAGCGCATCGCTCATGCCGTCAAAATCGGCGGCGGTTTTGTTCATCGTCATGGAGAGAACATCCCCGATATGAGCGACCTTATCGTTTGAAAGCTGAAAGGCGGATTTCATCCCCATCAGCAGGGCGGCGTTTTCTTCCATCGTGCGGCGGTTCGCCAGCGCCATATTCAGCGTGACCGGCGTTGCCGCCTGAATGGCATCAACATCCCCACCGGCTTTCGCAATAATAATCTGCGCACCGGCTGCATCATCTGCCGAGGCGGCGGTATTGTCGCCGAGCTGGCGCGCCTGCTTGCGTAGTGCAGCCATTTCGGCGGAGTCTTTTGCCACACCGAGCACAGCCTGCAATTCTGAGTTTTTCTGCGCAAACTCATAACCGGGCAGTGAAATATCACTGCCACATCCGCCATCAGGTCATCGACCGAGAGATTTTTCGGAAACGTCACTGCACCGAGTTCGGCGACAAAAAACCGACCACCTTACCGGCCAGCGCCACAAGGTCAGGCAGTTCCAGCGCGGCGACTTCCTGCTCGGTCACCGGTGTATAGTCGTAGTCGATATACAGTTTTCCGGCCTTGAGGGTTTCCGCATCGTTGGATTCTTCGCTGAACCAGCAGGTCGCATCCACGATATAGCCGTTTGTTTTCAGCTCACGGAATTTGGCATTAATGCCGTCAACGATGTCGCGAATCAGCGTTGCGGTGATGGGCTTGTCCACTGCCCACATGTGCGCCTCAGCCATCGTGTCGGCCAGCACCTGCGCGGTGCGGGTGTAGTTTTCAAAGAGGAACAGCGGGTCATCGGAGCAGGTACGGTTACCCCAGAAGCGGAAACCGTCGCGGCGAATCAGCGTAGTGACGCCTGACTCGTTAAGCAGGTCAGCATCGGTGCCGGACTCCTGCAAATCCCAGAATACAGAGGCGCTGATGCCGGTACCGACTCTGCCGCCAGCAGGGCTTTCAGTCCGGTGTACTGACCGTTTTCGTCGGTGGTGCCGATGATATTGGAAACGGTCTGCGCAAGTTTCGTTTCCTCGTCGTCGCCGGTGCCGTCTTCCACACGCACAACAACGGTGACCGGTTTTGACTGGTCGGCGATGGCCTGCAACGATGCCGCCAGCGTGCCTTTTTTACCGGCCTTTGCAATTGCGCTCTGCACATTGGTAATCAGCACCGGTTTATTGAGGGGGAAGGTTTCCGCATCCGCATCGCTGGCCGTGCAGACCATGCCGACAATGGCAGTGGATACGGTGGAAATGACGCGGGTGCCGTCGTTAATCTCCAGCACCTGCACGCCGTGATGATAGTCACTCATCCGTTTAACTCCGTGGTTAATGGGTGAGTGATATTTTCAGTTGTGCCGGAGATGTCAGGCTATTTGTCCCGGTTGGCTAAGGGATGACACAATTTATTCTTTGTCGCTGATGAGGGAAATTTTTTATAGAGCGTGGACAGACCAATATCAAAAATCAGTGCCACGCGTTGACGTGACTCCCCTGCAGCCAGCAAACGCCCGGCCTGCTCCCACTCACTCGTGGAGAGTTTAGGACGTCTGCCACCAATACGACCTTTGGCTCTGGCCGCTTCCAGCCCGGCCCGAGTCCGCTCGACAATGAGTTCTCGCTCCATTTCAGCCAGGGCCCCCATCACATGAAAGAAAAAACGCCCCATCGGCGTGCTGGTATCAATAGCATCCGTCAGACTGCGAAAATTAACGCCGCGTTCGCGCAGTTCCTCAACCAGAATGACCAGATGCCGCATACTACGCCCCAGCCTGTCCAGCTTCCAGACTACCAGAGTGTCACATGCTGATAATGTTCTGAGCAGTTTTTTCAGTCCCGGTCGGTCGGACTTCGTGCCGCTGATTTTATCCTCAAAAATCCGCTCGCATCCTGCGCACTCCAGCGCGTTACGCTGCAATTCCGTGTTCTGGTCATTTGTTGACACGCGTACATAGCCAATAAGCATGAGCATCCCCCTGAATAAAAACCGGAGATGATGCCAGTTGCCCGTTATCTCTGCATTTTCATAAACGTTGGTTTGGGAGAAGGTGCTCCAGCTATTGGCGTTCCGTTCTTCTGGCCGTCCGCTGCAATGCCAAATACTGTAATCGATAGCTGGTCCAGTATGGTGTTTTTGAAGTTCAACGGGGCGAAATTTTCTGCCTCTGATTACCCTGTGCTGGCAAAAGTGTTTCCTTCGCTGGTATTACCTGAAGCCCGCGGTGATTTCATTCGTATCTGGGATGATGGGCGAGGGGCGGACAGTGGGCGAGCATTATTAAGCTGGCAGGCAGCAACAGCTTTATCGCAATTTGGCGGTAATTATCCAGAAGGGTCCGGCCATGCGATTGCTGATTACGATGGAATATCAGCACACCAACCAGGTTTCTCTCGATTTCAGTACACCAGTAACTCAGTAGGAGATGGTGTTAATTTTATTGCCGTCAGACCACGTAACATTGCATTTAACTTTCTGGTGAGGGCTAAATAATGAAACCTGTTTTTGATGAAAATGGACTGGCTACAGTGCCGGGTGATATGCGTTGTTTTTATTATGATGCAGTAACGTATGAATATACGGGCTGGTCTGATGAATATATTAATACTGGTGTAAGTATGCCCGCCTGTTCCACTGGTATTGACCCTGGCGAAAACATTCCGGGAAAAGTGGCTGTATTTACAGGTAAGGGATGGAGCCATGAAGAGGACCATCGCAATGAGACTGTTTACTCAATCGAAAATGGCGCAGCTGTTACAGTGGATTATATCGGTGCCATCAAAAACGGTTATGTCACGCTTTCACCGTTAACGCCATATGATAAATGGGATGGTGAGAAATGGGTGACAGATACTGAGGCACAACACAGTGCCGCAGTAGAAGCGGCAGAAGCACAGCGCCAGTCACTGATTGATGCAGCAATGGCTTCCATTAGTCTGATTCAGCTGAAATTACAGGCCGGGCGGAAACTGACGCAGGCAGAAACAACCCGGCTTAACGCTGTGCTGGATTACATTGACGCGGTGACGGCAACAGATACCAGCACCGCGCCGGATGTCATCTGGCCTGAACTGCCGGAGGCGTAGGCCATTCAATATCTGGCGCACCGGAAGTATCGACCAGCTCCAGTGCGTCCAGATAATCCAGCCACAAATTATATTGCGCCAGTTCCTCACCTTTCAGACGACCAATAGCCGCTTTACCAGCCCATTGTTTACTGTTCATATAATCGTTGGCCTGATTAATCAGTTGCTGCTTTTCCAGTTCGGCTGCAGCAATCTGTTCCTCATGTGTTGGTGGTGGAATTTCAGACCATGCAGGAAAACCATTTTCTCCAGCGATACGGATTTTTCCTTTCGGCGGTAATCCGGAAAACTCAATATACACTTGCTCATCAACTTCAACAGCATCATCTGGCCATGAGTCAGCTTGAGTGTAATCCTCTTTCATCTCCAGCGGATAGAAAGAGTTTGTAGTCGCGGAATATATGTAATTCATTTTTCACTCCATATAGCTAAATTAACAGCCTAACGCTAAAAATGAAGCGCCGAGGCCAGGAGTACTGGCTCTGGATATAAATTTAACCGGGTCGGGACTAAAACCTGCACAGGCAATATAACCAACAGCCCCGCTATCTGGTGTGTAGTCTTGTGAGACCAAAACACGCAGACATCTGTTTGGAAATGCAATCGGGAAATGGGTTACTACATCCTGTGCAATGCCTGGAGCGCCGATTGAGCCCCACTGAAGAATAAAACCTGATGGTAATTTTTGATATCCAGTACCTGAAACAGAAAGCGTGAAGCTACCCATATCAGGTATCTGATTCGCCCCTGTCCCTACATTCCTTTTAGCCGCTTCTCCCAAACCAAGGTATGCGAGAAGACCGGCAACATCCTTTCCACTCAAATGAGTCAGCGTCTCATCCAGTGGCTGCTTACCTGACAGCGCATTGTTAATGGTGGTACTGAATTTCGGGTCATTGTTAATGGCTGCGGCAATTTCTTTCAGTGTGTCCAGCGTGGCTGGCGCGCCGTTAATCAGAGCGGTAATAGCGGCCTGTACAAACGCAGTGGTCGCAATCCGCGTGGTGTTATTTCCTGCGGCAGGCGTCGGCGCTTTTGGTTCTCCGGTAAATGTCGGATTATGTTTCTGCGCATACTGGGTATGAGGATCCTGTGCGACAATGTGGTTTCTCATCTGGTCATCCACATACAGCCTTAATTCCAGGACTTCATCATCCACGTATTTACGGGTCGCCAGTACCACCGACGGGTCGATTTTCAGCGTGATGGCTTCGGTATTCGTGACAACCAGAATCATGCGGATAGTCTGGGTACGACCACTGCCTTCCTGCAACTGCGGTTTGTACGTTTCCGGGCAGTTCGCCACCGCAATGAGTACGCCTTCATCATCATAAAGCCCAATCTCACGGATCCAGAATCCGCCCTCGTTCTCAGGGATGATTTGCTCCGCAATAATCTGGCTCTGGTTGTTCGGGTCAACACTCAGAAGATTCAGCGGCGCGATGCGTTTCTGGTTAATCAGTTTTGTCTGTGCCGGGTCTGGTGTCGGCAAGACACCATTCGCATCACCAACGGCCATTTGCGTCAGATTCAGCTTACTGCCGAGCATCGTCGCGTTAGCCAGCCGTGCTGCGCCCTGATTAGTCAGAATGGCGTAGTATTTCACTGTCATGCGTTTACTCTCAGGTTATCAATTAAATGAATGGCCGAGGCCGGGAAATAATCCCCTCCGACAATAATGGCCTCCGGGGTGTAGGGATAAACCGTCAGGGCGTCACCGTGATAGCATCCCGCACCGGCAAAAATGTTGCCGGTTGTACTTAAACTGATAGCCAGTCCCGTCAGATGGCGGCTCGCCGGTTTTGCATCAGCAACGAGGCGCTCCAGCTCCTGATACATTTCCTCGGTAATACCCTGCTCAAGCACGCCAACAACGATGCGGAACGTCCCCGGCTCCTCATTGAGTTGCCACCACTCCCTCACCTCAATCAGATACCCGTTCTGGTCCGGTGAACTGTTTAACCGGGGACGCGCCAGCGCCGCTGAACGCGTGGAAATCGACGTCAGTCATAACGCACTTGCCGGAGGTCTTCTCTGTGCGGACGGCCAGTGGCGGCAGATTGTCACCATTGAGGACGCGCTGAAAGGCGGCTGCACGCTGTTCGACATTGAGCAGCTCAAACGCGAAAACAGCGCCGACGATTTTAAAAACCTGTTCATGTGTGAATTTGTTGACGACAAGGCGTCAGTGTTCCCGTTCGAGGAGCTGCAACGCTGCATGGTCGACACGCTGGAAGAATGGGAAGACTACGCGCCGTTTGCCACCAATCCGTTCGGCTCCCGCCCGGTATGGATTGGTTACGACCCGTCACACCGTGGCGACAGCGCCGGATGCGTGGTGCTGGCACCGCCGGTGGTGGCCGGTGGCAAATTCAGAATACTTGAGCGCCATCAGTGGAAAGGCATGGACTTTGCCACCCAGGCGGAATCCATCCGCAAACTCACCGAAAAATACAACGTCGAATACATCGGTATTGATGCCACCGGCCTCGGTGTCGGCGTGTTCCAGCTCGTGCGCTCGTTCTATCCCGCCGCGCGCGATATCCGCTACACGCCGGAAATGAAAACCGCAATGGTGCTCAAGGCAAAAGACGTTATTCGCCGTGGCTGTCTGGAATATGACGTCAGCGCCACCGACATCACCAGCTCGTTTAT